AAATAAACTTATTAATGGAACAACTCCACCACCAGCTGGAAATAGTCAATACAAGGCTGAAACAGATGTGGACAAATATCAAAGACTTTTTGCAGAAGCACAAAGTAAAAATGATATGAATGGAATAGTTTATTATAGCAGATTAATTGCAGAAGCTCAAACAAAATAAAATAATTTAATAAAAAAAGGGGAGATTAAAATGGCAGACGAATTTGCAACAAGTTTCGCTACTTTGAATTATAGCGGAGCATTATTTAACAAAGGAAACACAAGAACACCGTTCTTATCAATGATAGCAGGTAAAAATGCTATAACAAATTCAGTAGAGTTCGTATTAGGACAAGACTATACATCAGAAGAAGGAGATATACCAAGTATATCTGAATCAGCTTCTTTAACAGCACCAAATGCTACAAGAGTAACAAGAAGCCAAAATACTAACGTAACTCAAATATTCCATGAATCAATAGGAATATCTTATGCAAAACAATCAAACATGGGAACTCTATCAGGAGCAAATATAGCTGGACAAAAAGCTAACCCAATGAACGAATTAGACTTCCAAACAGCTGCAAAATTAAAGAAAATTCAAAGAAGTCTTGAAAAAACTTGCATTCAAGGTGTTTATAACAAAGCTACAACTGATGCAACAGTAAATAAAACAAGAGGAATGAACGCTGCAATCACAACTAACGTATTAGCTGCTAATGGAGCAACATTAGACTTGTGGTTAGTAAATGAATTAATGCAAAAAATTAGAGAAAAAAACGGAGATATATCAGGATTAACATTATGGTTAGATACTATATCATTAAACCAATTAAATGGTAATGCTGTAGAAAATGGCATGGAAATGGGAAAAGCTTATGCTAATGAATTCGGTATTCAAGTTAGAGACCTATTAATGCCACTAGGAAAAGTTACAGTTGCTTTAGGTGAATTTATACCAGAAGGAACAGCATACTTATTCAACTTCGATGCAATAAGAGGTGTTGAACAACCAGTACCGGGTAAAGGTAACTTCTTCAGAGAATTACTTGCTAAAACAGGTGCAGGTGAAAAATATCAAATCTTTGGACAATTCGGACTAGACTACGGAAACGAATTATTCCATGGAAAAATTACAGGATTATCAACAACTTTCACAAAACCAATCGGTAGAAAAGTTGTTACTGTAAGTGCGTAGGAGGATAAACGGATGAAAAAAGTGGTGTTATGCCAACATTATTTTAATAAAGTTGGAGGGATAGAAACCTTCATAATCAATTTCTTGAAAACATTTTACAAGGATTATGACATAACACTACTTTGTGGATTGATAGATAAAAAGCAAGCTTTATCTCTCAGCAAGTATGCCACAATCGTCTGTGAACCCATAGAAACAATAGAGTGTGATATTTGTATAATAACAAGTGTTTTGGTCGATGAACAGAATTTAAAACATGTTAAATACAAAGAAATTTATCAAATGATACATAGCGACTGGACGGAAATGAAGAAGTTTTGGAAATGGGAATTTAAAAGTTATGACCCAGAAACGAAATTTATTGCAGTAAGTGAAGCTGCAAAGGAATCTGCGTTAAGAGAATATGGAAAAGACAGTATAGTTATTCCAAATCTTTTATATCAAGAGAATACTACTGTTAAACAACCATTGAGGTTGTTGAGCCTAACAAGGCTAACAGAAGAAAAAGGATATGAAAGAATGAAGCAATTATGCGATTTGTTTGATAAATACGATATTCCATATATTTGGGATGTGTATTGTACGAATGTTTATAACCACAAAGATTATAAAAACATGTATCTTCATGGACCAGTAACAGAAGACACATCTCTATTGATTAAAAATGCCAATTATGTAGTTCAACTGAGCGATACAGAAAGTTTTTGCTATACGATGTATGAAAGCTTAATGCTTGAAGTACCAGTATTAGTAACACCTTTCCCAAATGCAAAAGTTGAAATAGTAAATGGCAAAAATGGATATATATTACCATTCGATATGCAATTAACTAAAAAACAAGTTTTAGATATATACAATAAAATCCCAAAAGAAGCAAAATATCAACAAACAGGAGTAAAAGAATTATGGACAAACATATTAAAATAAGAGTTGCAAATCCTTACAATGACAAAGCTTTACAAAGAGATGTCAGAACAGGAGAAATCCTTACAGTTACTCCAGAACGAATGCTAGAAATAATGGCAGTCGAAGAAGACAAAAATGTTGATTTGTTTACAATAATTTCGATAGAGAAAGGGTGACTGTAAATGAGCGAACAGGAAACAATTTTGAAACAACAATTAAGAAGAATGCGTAGAGAAATCCTAGAAGAGACAGAGAATAGCGAAAAAGATGATACTTTTAAAGACATGCTTGAAGATGCCAAACTTGTTTTCTTAAATAAAGTCTATCCTTTTGACAAGGATAAAACAGAAGCAGATATACCATCAAGATATATGAATTGGGTGACTAGATGTGCTATCGAATTATACTATTTACATGACGAAGGGGATTATAGCTCTTATAGTGAAAATGCCCTTGCGTGGACCAAAGAAGAAATGGGTCTATCTTCTAAACTATTGGGAGAATTGCCTCCACCACAGGCAGGTGTTCCAAGATGAGAAATGCAATGAATCGTTGGAGAAAAAAAATATATATTGCAAAAAGGAAACGAGACTCAGAGGGGCAAATTGTTTTAAACAAATATAGCAAAGTAGAATATGAAAAACCAAAGGAATATACTTTTAATGTTCAGCCAATAGGTGGAACAACAAATACGACAAGTGGCAGAACAAGAATAGCTGATTACGGGCAAAAATCTATGCAGATGCAAAGGGCAGTAATTGATTATGATAAGTATTTTGGAGAGTTTGAAGTAGATGACTTAGCATATTTAGATGGACAATCACCTAAAAATGAAGAAGTATATGGGCAAAAAGCAAATTACAGAATAGATGCAGTTTTAAGTCAAAATGAGGCAGTTGTTTTGTATTTTGAAAAACTATCAGAAAAGTAGGTTGATATTATGCAAATGAATATCAATGCAAAATTTGAAACTCGACTTTCAGTATCAAGTTTAGAAGAATACATTAAAGCATTAGAGTTAAAGAAAAAACAGATACTTGAAGCTTTACCTAATATTGCTACAAGAATTGCAGAAGAGGCAGGAAAAGATACTTACAAAAGTGTAAAAATCATACCTGCTGAAATGCAAGGGAATAAAGCAATAGCATATGCAAGAAGCACAGATAAAATAGATACATACAGAGAATTTGGAACAGGTATTGTAGGTAGCCAAAATCCTCATGTAGATGATGCATTAGCAAAGTCAGGTTGGCAGTATGATGTCAATGAACATGGTGAGAAAGGTTGGGTATATCCTAAAAAAGATGGTACTTTTGGTTGGACAAAAGGTCAATCAGCACAAAAGAAATTCTATATTGCAGCTCAAAGAGCAAGAGAAAAGGCACCCAAAATAGCAAAACAAGAATTTCGAAAGTTAAAAAAATAGATAGCTTAAAAATGAGCATTGTTGTCAGAAATATCAGATTAACAATGCTTTTTTGTATAAACGGAGGGATAAAACAATGGGAATGCCAGATGTATATGACGAGATATATGAAAACGCAAGAAAACATATAACAGAAAAATCAAAGTATTCACCATATGTTTTAAGCACTCCACCACAAGAAACAAAAGTATTTCCTTTGGTTGTTATAAGAGAGATTAACAATACTCTTGAAAACGAAAATTTAGATAAAACTGACCAAAAACACAAAATAGAGTATGATATTGAAATTTATGCAATCGATAAAGGAAGCATATCAAAACAAGTAATTGTGCAGGAACTTAAAGGTCTTGTTAATGAAGTTTTTGATAACCAGTATGGTATGTACAGAAGGGCTTGTATTCCTACACCAAATGCAGATAGGAATGTAGACAGGCTATATATGCGTTATAACGCAATAATTGATGAAAATAGAAGAATTTATAGGAGGTAATTTATTATGGAGGAAAATGCAGTAGCTTATTCAGACGTAGGAACAAAGTTATATCATAAAGGAACTGATGAATATGAATGGTTGTTTGGAATTAGAACAGTTCCAGCAAGTGGTTCAGCAGGAGGAACTATTGAAGTAACAGAAATGCATAGCGATAGAAAACAATTTATATCAGATAGAGTAGATACACCAGACCAAGATTTTACATACAATAGAACACCTGAAAAATATGCAAAAGCATTAGCTTTATGTGATGGAGAAGTACACGAATTTTTAATCGTATTTAGCGATGGAACAGGAACATATATAAAAGGAACAGTTCAAACTTGGAAAAATGAACTTTCAACAGGTTCAGCACAAGAAGCAACATTACATATTGTTGCAACAGAAATAACAGATAAAACAGCAGAGCAAGTATCAGCATTAATACCAGCAAGCGGAACTTAATAAGGAATATAAATTTATTTAATGGAGGAATTGAATTATGGCAAAAGCAAAAAGAATAGAAGTAGAAGGGAAAGAATATATATTAGCTTTTCCAACAAGAAAAGATGCAGAAAATGCAGAAAGATTAGGGTTCTGCTTAAATTTGATGGAGACACAACCTTTAATACAAATGGATAAATTCTTTCATTCAGCATTACTTGCAAAACAAGAAAGAATAACAGCTGAAATGGCAATAGAAATCAGAGAAAAATTCCAAGAGGAAGGCGGAGATATAGGGGATATAAATTCTTTCCTTATTGAGCAATATATGGGTTTTTTCAAATTAAAGGATGGGAAGAACACAAAGAAAGCAGAAACGATAGAAATATAAAAGATGGTAATACTGAAAAGAAAAATTATTTTACATTAAAAGAGTTTTTCAGGGAATATCTTTTACCATTAGCATTAACATTCGGTATGTCTATGCAAGAATTTTGGCACGAAGAACCAGACTTGCTCTGGACATACCGAAAAGTTTATATGGATAAAATGAAGATTCAAAACGAGTTAGATAATCAGCAAGCATGGAGAATTGGCTTATATGTGTATGAAGCTGTTGCAGTAGTTATGCATAATTCCTTTAGAAAAGAAGGACAGCCTGCACATAATTATCCAATAAAACCGCATGATTTTAATGAAAATCCTAAAACACAAGAAGAATTGATGGAAGAAGAAATAAAAAGAAATGAAGAGTTAATAAAAGAAAGCTTAAGTAGAGGTAAAAATATACTGCATCCTAAAGAGATAGAAGGTGAACTAAGATGTCAAACTACAATGTAGATACATTAGAGAACAAAATAATTGTCGAAGCAAAGGAAGCTATAAAAAGCTTAGAAAGT